GCAATGCTGAGTGCAGTTTTTAGCCCGGAGATGCTTGTAATATCGCTGTTATCACCTGCATTGGCTTTTTTACCAAGTTCAACTATAAACGAATTCCATGCTGGCCCCGTATATGAGCTCCCATCGGGAAGCCTAACGGTGATAGTCCCTGTACCACTAAAGACCTGCTGCCAATTCTGTTTATCAAAATTTAGGCCGCGCAGTGCCTGCGCTGTATCTGCTGCAAGCTGCGCGGTAATAGCATTCATGGCATCACGCGGAATGGCATACCATGCTGCGCCAGCCTGCGTCGGACCATCATAATTTTTAATCAGTGTTACGCTTGCCGCGCTATTGACTGTTTTCACAGGTAACGTATAGGTAACGCCGCCGACAACGGAGGCAATAATATCCCCCGCTTTTAAGTCCGTGGTGAATGCCGTTCCCGCCCCAGTTACTGCCGCTGAGTTATGCGTTAGCGTTATTGTTCCGGCTGACATAGTGGCCTCTTAATTAAAATGTAAAATAATTGTCTGCATCTAAGATGGGGTAAGCAATCGGGGAGATGCCATCGGGAAAGGTGTAAGAGCTTTCAGTGTTCATCCCTGTTTTGTAAGTCGGCCCTCCGCATATTTGATTACCACTCATGCGTATTCCACAGTAAAACGTTGAGCTATACCCATTACCAACACTGGCCCCCTTCACTACACCCGCGCTCGATACGGGCACCAATGGCCGTGATACTGGCGTGCTCACCCATACATTTTGGCGGCTCGCTAAACTGACCGTACCCGCAATAAGTAGAGGTGGATAATCAGATGAGAAAGTGCATTGTCCCTGAGCGTTCCAAATGGCAAAACCATACTCGGGCGGCGTTGGAAAGAATCCCGATGAGAAAATAGCAATGCGCGCAGTGACACTCGCTGAAGCGCCATTCAATCCATAACAAGAGATGGTTTTTGACGAATTGTTATAGCCCAGCGCCACATTGGGATTGCTCCAATTCGCAAATATCACGCAGTTATCACGCATCGGGATATCTGCTGGCGCTGACCAACTCCCTGAAATCGTGACCTGCCCCGCCCAGACACAACAGCCCGCGCTGTTTGCATCGGATATTTCTAGATAATTAGTCGCATCTTGCAGGACGATGCCATACTCACCTGAATAGGCGCTGGCGGCGGTGACTTCAAAAACGGCGATTTCTGCAAATTTCCATCTTTTTAAATCATTAACGCCCGTGTATTGAAGCCACAGTCGATCGCCTTCAAGCCAGTAGCTTTTGACATAATCAAGGCCAACAATCGTAGAGACTGAATCCTGATAAGGCGCGCCTATCTTGATGGGTACGATATATACCTGCGAACCGGCTGTGCGCCCCTTGATATCAATGTAGGCGCGATAGCCTTTCTGTTGATCACTGGTTTGTGCCGTCCCATAAATGCCAAGAAACCGCATTGAGCGGCTTCCGGCAGAAATATCCATTTCCTTATTGGTTATCGATGGGAGAATTGATATTCCATAATTGCTCATCGAATTTTCCCCTGTTTCGTTCGGCGAATATTATTCTCGTCGAATGTCGCTATCCCCGTAGAATCGATAATGACCCCGCCTTGTCCTGGTGTTGTGCTATTGATTTCAATAGATCCTGTTCTAAAGCCAATGCGTATCCCTGCGTTCTTCGCGACATAGTCATCTGACTGGAGATAGTCGGTAATATTGGCTGACCCAATAGCAGCCTTGGCTATTTTTGCTGAGGTGATTGAGGCGGCTTGGATGAGTGCATCCTTAATAAAGACCTGCCCATTAACAACAAAGAAGGCCGCCTGATAATTACCCGGATCGCTCCCTGAATAAATCCCGAACTGATCGGCGGCAAATACCACCGTGGATTTGTATGTACCGCCAGAAGGTTCAATACTCATGCCAAAACCGGTGTTATATTTCACCCCGTTCCGTACTATGCCCATATTCAGGGTGTATGACGCTTTCGCTGTACCATCACTCTTAACTTCAGCGTTCATTTTTTGGTTTACGGAGGATGTTAAACTGCCGTCAGGCCCTATCTGCGCTTGCACGTAACTATCGAGACTAGAAATCGCCTTTTTGTTATCCGCGATGGCCGTTTGCTGCTGAATAATTTGTGCGTTTACACCATCAAACTGAGACTTAACGCTCGTGGTCAATTGCGAAAGTGCTTGATCCACGCTGGCGATAGTTGTCGTGATGGTTAATATTTCAGCCCGTACTGCGCCATACTGTTCAAATTGACGTGAAACAGTGCCGTGATTTGCAAGCGCGTCCTGCAGAATGCCGTCCAGATTGGTATCAACCCCATTTTGCACATTCTGGAACGCATCAGAACCGCGCACAGCCTCATCGATTAAATCGTTAAGATCACCTGAGTCCATTGAGCACAAGGCCGCAACTTCAATGAATGCGGATGAGCCAAAGGCGTTTATCGTCCTGATATACCAGTAATAGGTATGCTCAGCTTTCAGCTCATGGCTTGACCACGTCGTACCCATGCCAGCGCGAGTTGCATTCGCTTCAACGGTGGACGTATTGGCGTTAGGGAGTCGTGTTTCACCTGACGTCCAAAAATCAAACTGCGTCGAGACATTTACCAACGTAGCAAGTCTCGGGATCAGCGTGACCGAGAAGAACCCCTGTGTCACATCAACTTTCGACGGTGCTGGCGGTGCTTTGATGTTGAACTCTAATAGTGCCTCCGGCGACTCTGCCCCCATCTGATTGACGGCGATAACATGCGCGGTATAGCTATCTTGTGGCAATCCGGTTAACCGCGTGAAATTGCCCGGGACCTGTACGGATAACACCATTTCAGTACCACGGCGAATAATGACCTTGTTATAAACAAACTGACCAATATTCTGCCAAGACAAGACACCTTGAACTACTTGCCCTATTTCCTCTACGGTATATTTCAGGCTTTGCGGCTGCGCAACGCCGCCAGTAGGAAGATCGGTAAACGGAGGTCGCTCAATTGGTTTGCCTATTGCGTCCCCCCATACCTCTGACGTTTCCTGCTTCAGTGTCAGCTGTACGCCTGTCTGTAGTCCAAATTTCCAATCCGTTACGCGCATTTCCGTATCAATAATGCCGAGGGACGGGAAATTAACCTTCACGTACATACCAGGGCGATAACGGTAGCCGCTGAGATTGAGCGAAATATTCATCGTTCTTGAGATGCGCGTGCGTTTGAGCTTGATATCAGCCAAGCGTTGCGCCTGATATTCAGATGTGACGAAACGTAGCTTTAGATCCTGAGATATTTCTACACCATCTTCGGCTATCCACTCCGTAACCGAGACTGTCGGAAAATCAACTTCAGTGTACTTTTGCAGGGGATCGATAAACGTCCCCTTGATGGTATTCACTTTCTCTGACTGTGATACCTCAGGCATGATTTCAATATCACCCGCCAACTGGCTTTCGGTGATTACTTCTGTAGCAGGACCATAGTACGCACCGACAATGAGGCCATGTTTACCCGCAATATATGTGACCTCGCCCGAACAGGCGGATACCATGGACTCAAGGATACTGGCCTTGTTCTCACTCAGATCAAACTCACCATTGAGCGTATAGCGGCTTTCGCTGGAGCCGTCGGCATTGCTCACCGACTCATCGCAGATATTGGCCGCTTCTTGAAACTGATCCCAGTTAATATCGCTGTCAGAAACCTTTAAATAGCTGCGGTAGTAATCGAGAATGCATAGCGCGGCATTACTGGTATAAATCGTGGTGCCGGTGCGTGGGTCGTAAACTTTTCGCCCCATCTTTTCAACGGTCACGTTCGGGATACCGGAAGGAAATTTTTCAGCGTCAAATTTAAGGGTTAAGCGCAGCCATGAAATCCCTTTACCTATCATGTCCTCTTTCCACGACGGGCAGTTTTTCAGCATATATGGATCGGCGGTTTGTCGGTCTATATGCACTTCATAGGATGCGCTGTCGCCATATGACGTAATATTGTCGTCACCGAGAAATACCGAGCCTATCCCTGTGATGGGATGCCCTGCCAATGTGATGGCAAGATGTAATAATTCACCGTCCGTCTGATCGCCGGCCTGCTCTTCAGAGAAAAACAACGTGCCGGCTGATATACATTTTCCGTAAACCACCGTTTTCGCGCTGGCGGCGGCACGAAGCACCTGCTTACGCTCTTGCGGTGTGCGATATGAATCAATGGAGGGCGATTTCGTTAATACTTGAGTGGCGACCTGCGCGGCCACTGTGATAATCATTGCAATCGCATAGGCTTCATTTGCTGCGGCAACGCCAGCGGCGACGGCGGCAATGATAGGAATAGCGGCAGGCATTAGCGAACCCTCCATGCGCTGATGGGTTTTACACGAAGACAAACAAGGCCAGACTCACCCGGCACCCATACTGCGCCAGCATAAATAACCCCAGCACAGCGTGAACCTACATTTTCCACAATGGCAATATCACCCCGCTGCGCCAGCTTCACGGGGACCTCATCAAGGTAACGCGCCAGCACTTTCTCAAGAGAACCACCACCACGGAGTAGCGCCTTTTTAGCGCCACGCTCGTCGCGATATGTCCCTCGCCAATCCTTGGCAAAATCCTCACCACACATCGCTTCGGCACACTCCGCGGCAAATAGGCAACAGTCATGCTCGCCCCATAAAAAAGACCGCTGGGTAGCGGCCTTGAGCACTGTCGTTAATCGGTTATGCCAGTCTTTATGCTTCATACTCCCTCACGAATAAGTGAAGCCCGGCGCATCTTTTTTGCTGCCCCAGAAAATTGAACGTTCAGACATCTGCGCCACATAGCGAAAAATGCGATCGCCCGGCGCCGCACTCTGTTGAGATTCATCGGTGTAGCGATCGGGAAATGGCCGTTGCCAATCCTCGAAGATATTACTTACCGTATATTGCAGCGCATTTGTCTCCCCAGCCGTCGCCCCCGTGCTTGATATCTTTCCTTTGAAAATCAGGTCTGCCACTTGAGGCGCACCCTGATCATCAATCACCACCAGATAAATTTCCGCAGGGCGACCGACGCCGCGTTCATTCAATGTCTTAGCAAACATCGCCATATCCAGACCTGAAAGCGTCATTTTTAATTGGCTTGGGCTGGTTGTATTGGTTTCACCGACATCGTCTATCGCGCCCATACTGCCCATGCCGTAATACACCGCGCCGCCAAGAATGAGCGCCCCCGTGCCTGAATGGACATACGCTGTACCTGATTCGAATTGAACATTCGCAGCAACAACCGCGGTAACCCGATCCTTAGATAGCCAATCAACCATCGATGCAGAAAACGGGGAATACATCATTAGAACGCCTCCTCAAACTCTAGGGTGTAGCTGGTAAAAACACCGGGTACACGGCTGCCAGCCCCTTGCTGATTATCTTTAAGTTTGAAAACTCCATAGGGCTTTTCAACCTCAATCGGGGAATTTAGCACCGGCGCACTGCGTAACATCGGCGCAATCTGGATAATGGCCGTGCCGTCTGCTGCACTCTTGATATCGGCTGTCACCATCTTTAACTCACCATTGACGGTAATATAGTCACCGATAAGCAGAACGGTTTTGTTTGGCGTCCATCCCTTACTATGAAGTTGCGTACCTGACTGATCAGCATCGGACACTAACGGTTTACCCAGTGGCGGCCTGCCAGCCCGCCCCCAATCACGTATTTTCACCCTGCCATATTCGCCATCGAGCGCCGCGACCAAAGCATCGATACGACGGGAACGTTCATCCGTAAGATTGTTCAACGTCAATGAGCAAACCCAGCGCGTACCCGGGAAACGAACCGTTTGAGAGCTTCCATTGAAGGGGGAGCGAAATGTTTTTGTGTTACTTTCAGGGCGCCATGTCAGCGATGTGGGGCAGATATCAGCAGGCCATTCAAATATGTCTGCCATGGTATTCTCCTCTATTAAACCCCTAGCAGGCGGCGGCCTTGGCCTCTAGTTTGAAAATCTTGCAACATTTCCTGACGGGCCTTTTTAGCGCCGTCGGTCGCACCTTTATGCGCTGCCTCTTGCATGGCTTGGCGCAAGGCGGCATCACCATTACCCGAAATAGTGAAATGCTGATGAATGATGGTATCGCCACCAACGCCAGAGGCAGATTCCCCACCGACCATTCTCACACCCAGAGAACCATCCGCTGAGCGCGTTAATGGCATGATTGCCTCTGGCCCCGCCTCTCCCATGAGCCCAGCGCCTTTAGCAAAGGCAAAATAGGTTGGGGTGTTAACAATGGTGTTGCTATGTGCGCTCAATCCCTCAGAGGCATAGGCTCCACCTTTGGCATTAAGGGTGAGATTGTCGAAAGCCCCACTGCTAAACAAGCCACCAGCATCACCCGAAGCACCAGAAGCACCAGAAGCGCCGCCGCCGAACATGCTCATAAAGCCTGCGCCACCCAGACCTTTAATGCTGTTGACAAGCATTGCATTGAGAATAACTTTTTGCATCGACTGTAGAACGGATTTTGACCAGTCTTCCCAGCTGGTTTTATTACCACTTAAAGCACCTGACAGCGTATCAACAAAACCACTCATGGTATTACTGACGAGGCTTGCGGTCTGATCGGCATAGTTGGAAGCGGTATCCATCCAGTTAGATAACCCTTTTTGTGATCCTGCTAACCAGTCAGCCTCAGCGGCCGCGGATTCCTGATATTTTTTGTCTAAAGCATCCAATGCCGCCTGCCTTGCAGCAATCGCCTCAGATCCCTTATCCGTTTTATCGAAGACACGCTCTACCTGTTGGCGCTCGTTATATTGCTCTCGACCACGATCTCCCATCCCTCTCGTTTCAGAGATTTGGCTCGCATCATCCTGATATTTTCGGGTTGCATCACGAAGGTCTTTTAGTGCATCGCTCATTTCATGCTGCTTACGCACGGCTTCATCGGCTCGCTGCGTCCAACGTGCAAGTTCTGCTGATGAAGCTTTGAGGGATTTACGCTGCTCATCGGTCCACTTTGCGCCATTTTCATGAGACGCAGCAAACAGATCAGCGGCTTTCTCGCCTTGCGTAGCACGTACTCGCTGTACTTCAGTTGCGATACTCAGATCAGCAATCTTACGGCTATATTGTTCAGCTGTTTTTGCAGCAGAGTTTTCCGCCTTGTTCTGTGCGTTTGTAGCAGCTGTGCTATCTTTTTTGGCCAATGCTGCTGCTTCATCTTTTTGAGCGGCCTGATCCTTGTTATAGATATACTGCGTATAGAGTGCGCCAGTCAGCTTTAAATCATCAGCCTCGTACTGATGCTGGCGATGAAGTTTTTCCAGACCAGATAAACTAGCAAGCTCATTATCTCTGCGAGCACGTTCTACCGCGGTGGACTGCTGAGGGGTTGCTGATGCAGTTGAAACAACTGGTCCAGCATACTGGGGAGTTTTGAGACTGGCATTGACGCCCATGGAGCGATTAAGTAAATCATAGGCGCCCTTTAGCGTTGAGATTGCCCCAGCCTGCTCTACCGCTTTTTTTGCGGCTAGATCACTGGCATCATTTACTAGCTTCTGGGTTCCCCAAACCTTTGCCGCCACTTGCTCGCGTTCATACTCAAGCTTATTCAGCTGGTCGGTAGCTGACCGTTGCTTGGCTGTAAGCTCCTCTACCGACATCAAATTATTGATGCGTGCCAACATAGGACTTTCATCGTACTGCTTTTCCATGTCTTGCATGGCTTTCAGGCTATCGCGCGTTTGCTTGATTTTTTCATCAAGGCTGGCGAGATCCTCTTTTTGTGCAGCAAGAGAAGTGCGCGCATCTACAGCGGTAGATTTTAGCCCCGCAACTGACATTTCTTTTAGCTTGCTGTTAATCTCATCCAGATTACTAGCGAAACCAACCGCCTCTTTGTGGACCTGTTCCGTGTGCTGATAAAGCCCATACATGGCAGTTCCGGCAGCCAATATTACACCAGGCCACCCGCCAAGAAGACTTAACACGCCACCACCAAGTTTTGACATTGCAGAGGATGTTTCTGTTAAACGCCCAACCGCAGCCGATCGCCCGCTTATTGCATTATTTAGCGATAATTGGGCACTTGCTAATCTGCGCTCTGCTGATATTTGAGCCTCTATTGATACAGCAGCTGACTTTGCTTGTTGTGCGCGGTATACAGTTTCACGCGCAGCCTCAACGTTAGTCTGAGCGGCTCTCACCTGTGCTTGAGCTAACGCAATCTCTGCTGCAGCATTAGATATCACTGATTTGGTTGCAGCAGTTACACTGGTGAACATATTGCCGAAATACCGTGCAACACCGAGGCCGACCAGCACTCCCGTTACATTAGCAACAGTATCAATATTACCCGCGAGGCTATCTAGAACTCCCGATAAGGCAGATGATGCCCCAACAGCATCGTTAGCCCCACCGACCCAAGCCATAAAAGAATTTTGGACTTTCTGTGCAGAACCACTTATTGAGGCGGGTAGAGTTTCAAACTCCTTACGGAGTTGTTCGACATTCGTTAGTAATGGAACAATTTTGTCAGTAGTCAGCTCACCATTCTGAGCCATATTTCGCAGGCCGCCGACAGTGGTACCTAGGCCATCGGCTAATAATTTCGCTAACCTCCCACCATTTTCCATGATGGAGTTAAATTCTTCACCACGCAAAACACCTGAGCCCAATGCTTGGCTGAGCTGGGTAATAACAGAACTGGCCTCTTCTGTGCTTGCCCCTGAAAGTTTAAGTGAAGTTGCCACTGTCTCGGTAACGGCGGCCACGTCTTTTGATGCATAACCGGCATCGCGCAGTGATGATGCAATGCGACTATATAAACCAGAGTTAGCTTCCAACGACGTGCCCGTGCGCTGGCTTATATCCATAAGTGCGCGCTGAGCAGTGGAGTAATCTTCTGTTGAGGTTGAAGCTAGTCGGAGGCGACCATTCAATTGATTCCATGTATCGGCATAATGGATGAGCTCACTCGTTGCAAACGCCCCCGCAAACGCACCGGCTAATCCCATGGCAGAGGATTTAATTGATGCTAATTCAGCATTGAGATCATTTAGCGCTCTCTGCGTTTGTCTGGTTGCAGCGGCTGCCTTTTTCCCCCCTTGATCCATTGTCTTGTAATATTCGGACCCCATACGGGAGGCGCGGGCTATTTCAGTTTGAAATGAACTTGAATTCGCCGATACCTTAATAATTAATTCACGGAGAGTTGCCATAATTCACCCATAAAAAAACCCGCCGAAGCGGGTCGTATTTTCATTTCAAGATTAGGAAATTCCAGCTCTCTCTCTTGCCTCAGCTAAATATTCCTCATCCGTTTTTGTTGGTTTATCATCTTTTTCGATCAAATCAGAACCACAGTGTTTGCATTTTACGGCTTCGACTTTAATCAGTTCAGCGCAATAAGGGCATTTCTTTACGTCACCCTTAGCCATTTCGACGGATTCTTCATGCTTTATATCTTTCTTGATAATTATTGAGTGCACCAAGGCGACGATAAATAGAAGTGCACCATAAATCCACCAACCAAAAAATGAACGCCCTTTACTTTGAGCTATTAACGCTGGGATCAGGCCAATAACAATTGCTATGAGAATAAATTCCACGCTATATACCCTCTAGATTTATAATGAGCAATATATTAGCAGTGGATTCCATCAAATCAATTATTAACTGCCACCCTATTTTTACCCAGCCAGTTTCTCCAGAAAATCTTCGAGTCCAGATCCACCGTCATCCTCTTCTGGCTGTGGCCCCCAGCGAAGTAACATATCATCCAGCGTAGCTTTGCCACCCTGTGAGCGATAAACCGATGAGGCGACTAGCGCAGCCTGTATATCACCGCGCTTGTCACCAATTGGGCTTAATCTGTCGAACTCGATCCACATTTTCAACTCGCTAGCTGTGATGGTTTGCGTTAATTCGTGAACCGTTCTGCCCAGACGAAGCGCAAGCGTCATCAGGAAGAAAGTGCCGGGGTCTCTGACTTTTTTTCAGCGGTTGCCGATGAGGTGCTAAGGTCTAGCGCTTGTTTCAGAAGTCGGGCGTGAACGGGACCATAAATGGCCTCGACCTGAGATTTATCTTCAGCGGTGAATACGGGCTGATCGTTGTCATCGAGTAGCACATCAATAAATAGCACAACGTCGGCCTGCATATTGCGATGAGCAACCTGAGCGGCGCTCAGCGGCTGTGAGTCTTCGTCTTCATTCTGCTCTGGATTGATAATCTGACGCCATTCCAGCCACGCCTTTCCCGATGGCTCACGTAATTTTACCGACACATTTTCCCATTCAGGAACGGAGACGACTGAGGTTCGAAAGCCAGACATGGGAGCAAGGGCTAGTGCACGTAATGCATTTTTCATTATTGAACTCACTTTCAAAATTAAACGTTAAAAAAGCGGCCTGAGCCGCTTAGCTTGTTGCGTGAATACGCTGTGGTTTGCCCTTCAAGCGAAGCGTATAAGAAGCACTCACCACGCCTGCCGTTGCCACAGACCATGAGTTTTGGCGCACTTCAGCAAGGAAGGCGTAGCCGTTACCTGACGGGAAAGTGACCTTAAAAGCGCGCAGCTCATCATTTTCATAAGCGGTTTCCAGCTCATCCAAAACCGGATCATCCGCTGCCCAGTTACGGGTCAGGCTTAATTCACCCGGCGCGGCGAGCCCATTGGTCATTTCCTGCTCGGTGGAACACAGCGTGGTAACATCGATATCTGACTTTTGCCCGCCGGTATAGCTGATTTCACGCGTGGCACATTGCCCTTCAAGCCACGTCGCCCCAATGGGATCGACTTCCGTTGCAGGGCCGTCAGTGATGGACAGTTTTGTACCCTGCGTTTTTTCATATTTACTGCTCATGAGTTTTCTCCAGACATAAAAAAACCACCTTCCGGTGGCTGTTGTGGGCTATTCCCATATTTGGACTTCAAGCGTTGCCCGATAGAGCGATGTATCAGATTCGTAACCACTCGTACGGTTTACATTCACGGGTTTTAGCGGTTCTAGCGCTAATTGCACCTGTTGCCTAAGGGCGCTGGCATCATCAATGGTGCTGGCGTATGCATCTATTTGCACAGTGATAGCTGTTTCAGCCTGACCGCATAGAACATCGCCATCAACTTCTGAAACCAGAGAGAAGATGATCCACGGCGGCGATACAGCTGGTTCACCTTGGGCATTGAGTTTTACGACATAAGGATAAACCTGCCCACCCGCCAACGGCTTAAGATAGGGTTTGATATCTGCCTCAGTCATTTCGCTAACACCTTATCGATCGCTTCATTCGCTTTATCAAAGGCTGCCGATGTTGCTTCTTCCTGCTTGGCATCAAAGGCAGGACGAAGAAATGGAGCAGGAGGCAGCTTTGAGGTGCCAAGCTCAACAAAACGCCAGTAAAACGCATTATTTCTATTACTGGCCTTCATTTTGTTGTCACTGTTGCCCGTCGATGGGTTTGTTCCTCGAACATGGACGCCAGACATAATGCCACCGCCGCGATCGCGCATGGTGACAACAACGATGTTGCGCGCTAACTTTCCCGTTCGTTTGGGCGCTCGCTTAACAGCTTCATCCTTAAATACCGTTGCCGCTGCACGCGTGGCCGCTCGCATAACGCCGCGGTTTTCCGCACGACTTAAAGCCTCGAGATCTTTCGACAGATCGAGCAGCCCAGAAAAGTCGAGATTGGTGTCAATCATGGCTTAACGCCTCCCTTACACAGCAGCTCTAAGCGAGTAAACTTATCGTTAGCAATAGGGGGAGCAGCTAATCCATAAGCCATCTGTGGCTGTCCTTTGGGTGACCACAAAATTCGACTGGCGCTGCTGATATCAGCACGATATCTCAGCCATATTCTAATGCTCGCCTCGGCCATCTCAGCACCAGAAACCATGAGCTCTCGCCCAGAAATACCCTTAACCTCAGCAGGAACATTAGTGGCGACATCAAACCAAACCTCTTTTTCTTGGCCTGATGGCATTTCCTCAGTTCTAAAATTCTGAATAGTGATTCGATGACGAAATCGCCCTGGTTCCATTAGGATGTCTCCTCTTCGGCACTACCTCGCCAGTTCCTAACAAGAAACAGTAAATCCCCTGCCCGCTCGTTGGTATAAAGCTGAACTTCCGTTTGTGAGCCTCGGTGCTCAAAAGCATCACAAAAATATAGAAGCATCGCACTAATAACTTCAGATGGCAGATCAGAAGCAACTTTCCAGCGAGGTTCATCACACCAGCGCAGGCAGTAATCCAGCGCCGATTGTGCGTAACGTTTGATAACAGCGTCGCGGTCATCGCCGTCAAATTCAATGTGCTGACGCAGTTCCTCAATAGGCACAACGTCGAGAACGTCTATTGCCATAAGCATAAGGACGGGTTACCCCGCCCTTCCTTTTTTAGCTGTTTTGTTCTGCGAAAGTGCCTTTGATCAGCGCCTTCGGACGGTAGTGAGCCAGCGCTAATCGCTCTTCACACAGAATGGTCAGCATGTTTTTAACAAAGTTATCGCGGTCTTCACGGCTAACTTCGATGGTTGCATCCATGCGATCCCACACCTGAGAGGCCATATCAAAACCGCCTACGGTGAAAGTACCTTGGGTCTGTGCACGCGTCGGAACCACCGGCAACCCCCACATGATGTTCTGGGTGAACGCCTGTGGACCGCCGAAGATATAGCGCCCTTCGTTATCTTTCAGCAGGGCAATGGAATGCCAGTCACGTGGGTTAAGCACAATACCGGACGCGCTAAACTCAGATTCGGTCACTTGGAAAATGGCATGCGCGATAATATCGGCGCGCGTATCATCAGACACGTTCAAACCGGTATCGTAAGCGGTGGCCACATTGTTGATACCTTCCAAATCATCACCACTACCATCACCATTCAGCAACTGGCGCTCCTCTTCCAGAGCAAGGCCGTACATCAGGCGGTTGTTGACGTAGGATTGCAGCATCGGCGCATCATCCATCACCTGACGAGAGGCTTGGATCCAATGTGCAACAGTTTTTACGTTGGCCGTCTGTTTGCTGAAAGTGATTTCAGATTCAGGCTTCAACGCTTTTTCAGCTACGCTGGCAGCATTATTGGTAAACAGCTCTTCACGCACATATTCCAATGAATTACTGGAGATCCGGCCTTGCGCCAACAAGTCGCGAATAGTCAAACGGCGCAATCCCGGCATAATGATGCCCGGCACCTGCATTGGCTGGATAAGTGAGCCGGCAGAGGCATCATCACTGCCCAATGACTTGTTAAACGTCTGCGCTTCAAAGTGCCCTTTACTGCCATTCCACGATTTAGTCAGCTCTTCAGCAGCGCGCTCGGAGAATGATTTTTTCTCAAGCGGATTTTCTGGACCAGAGGCAAACTTTTGCTCCATATCAAACAAGCGTGTGCCTGCTGCTTTCAACTCTTCCTGCACTTTGGACAGATCGTCCTGCAACTGCTTTGAAACCCGACCGGTCGTCTCGATCTCTGTTTTCTGCGCGTCGAAAAGCTGCTGCATGTTTTTCTGAGAGTCTTCAATCGCTTTTTGGATTTGTGCTAATTCGGACATATTATTTTCCTAACTTTTGAGGGAATGAATTAATGCGCGCAATAAGCGCTGAGATTTCTGATTTGTTTTCATCGTTTTCGGACTCACTCCGAACAGCCGACTTAAACTGGGCGATAAACCCCACTGCCTGTGATTTGCTCAAACCCACTGAATCCCTCAGCCAGTTTTCGACATCACGAATAGTTTCAATGCCATTGATGCTTTTTATTGCTGATACGCCAGCAAGCTCATTGGCCGGAAAAGTGCACACACTGATTTCTCTCAGTGCGCTGATATTTTTAAAGATCCGCCCTCCGTTGGAGGTCAGGGTGTAATCGTCTTTGGTGACAGAAAAACCAACGGACATCCCCTCTACGGTGCCGTGTAGCATCGCGGCCTTTAAGTCGCTCGCCCCACTATGACCCGGTGTCAGTTGCCCGCGAACAAGGAGACCCTTCGTGTCTTCCTGTAGTGCCTCCCATTTTCCAACAGGAATTTCCCAAGCGCGGTGATTGAAAAACATCGCCACCTTACGCGTCTGCTGCGCTAGCGTGTTTTTGAATGCCCCAGCAAGGATCACATCACCATCAGAATCGACATTGCCGAAAACAGAGGCGTATCCCTCAAAAATCCCCTGCGAGCCATCGCCGGTGAACTTGATTTCGGTCTCTTCAAAAGACAGCGTTTTTTTAATATCTGGCATGGTTATCCCCATAAAAAACTAAACCCCGCTATTGCGAGGTTTGTTGTCTGTTCCTAATTGGGTTATAGGCACATATTGTTTTTGCCGCATCGCGGAATCCCCACCGGTTATCGGCGGCATATTATCCAGCCGGCGCATTTCATTAATCGTTCGAAGCCCTGCATCGCCCATCGCTTTCATAAATGCGGCGCGGGAGGTTGAATCGCCACGCAATAGGCCATCCAAATTATGCTCGGCGTGTAACTTTCCTATTTGATCGGGTTTTAACAACCAGCGTTGAATGCAGTTCTCCCAGCGGGAAATAAAGGGCTGTAACGTATATTGCAGAAAGCCGAGGTTTTGCTGCTCAATGCCCGTCCCCCAGCTGGTAGATTTTTCGACATCACCCACCAGATGTGGCGGAACGCCAAAAAAGCGCGCCAGCTCACTCACCTGAAACTTTCGTGATGCCATGGTTTCAGCGTCTTGGGGGCTCACGCCAATATCGTGTGATTCAAAATTTGCTTCGAGGATCCAGAGGCGCTTTTTCACGGGACCACCCGCAATTTCTTTAAAGTTCTCCTCCACCTGATCGCGCTGCTCCTTAGTCATAACGCGATCGCCGACCGAGAGGATTTTTGGAGATTTGGCACCGTTGGCGTAAAAATCACGCTGCTGATCCTCCATCGCGACGGCTACCCCTGCGGATTTGCACGCGTGAGCAATAGGTGACAGTCCAACCAACCCGTTAAACCCAAACCCTTTCAGATGGAAAATATCCCGTTGCTGAAAATTGGCATACTCGCTATCTCGTTGGTATCGGTAAACAATCCGCTTACCCTCCAGTCTCACGTCCATATTGGCTGACATGAGCGGTAGCAAACTGACGACATCACCGACCGAGTTTCGCTCGATCAACGCATAAGCATTGCCATAGAAGCAGAGCTGCATTGTCATGGCCTCGCGGAACTCCTGCGCGGTCATGTACTGGTTTGGCGAATAACGCAGTAGCCTTGCCAAAGGGTGTTCCATGCCAACTTTCTGCCGGTTATCACTTCGGTCTGTTTCAAAGACATCAAGCGGCAAGCAGGCGGTCAACGTGGAGATCAGAGACACACAGCGCCAAACGGTGGAGATTTGTAGTATCCGCTCATCAGTCACTAATGAGTCACCCAGTGCACCATGCGCTGATACGGGGCCCGTTTGCGACCCCTGATCGGGCGTCACTAAACGTCCGCCGACAAACCACGACTGCAGACGCGCCCACCAGCCGTTATTCGTGCGCAAATCGATACTGTAATTATTATCTGCCATCACATACTCAGCGGTTTAAATAAGAAATCTTCAAAGTCGCCACCAACAATAACGACCTCCCCGTTTGCTGCACCTGCCGCCATTGTCATGGCGACCATGCCGTCGATACGTCCCGTTGCCTTGGACTTATCTAGTTTGCGGTTTCCTGCGGCATCTTTAACCACCACGGCGTTTTGGGCGCACATGGTCAACACGGGATGCATGCCATGACGTACCTTCCCGTTAAGCAGCAATGATTCAATCGTGTCTACAGCCGGTCCCATATCTTTAAAGCCCTGCCCAAACTCGGCAAGCGGTAAAGTCAGTCCAATATTTTCGAGCTCTTTTCTAAACAAATCGATGCGCCATCGGTCAAATGCCATTGAGCTTAATAGATCAAAGTCACTTAATATTTCGGCGATATCTTTCACCACATATTCGTAATCCACCGACGAACCCGGTGTTGTTCGCAAGAACCCCTGCTTAACCCAGACGTCATAAGGCACCCTGTCCGTTTTAGCTCTGTCAGCCAGCGTTTTTTGCGGCGTCCAGAAGAAGGGGAAAATATCCCAAACGCCTTTTCCATCATCGCCAGCAATAACCAGCGCGGTAAGGTCATTTCGAGCCGATAGGTCAAGACCAGCAAACCATTTACGCGGCGTGTTCTGTGGCGGCTCCTTACCGCTCTCCCATACGTTTTTAGAGATAAACGGCGAAACCGTAGACACGCGCTGATTGAGGCAAAGGTTACGAAAGGTGTTTTCAAAACTCGGCATACGTCCGGCCATTTCAGCCTGACGCTCTAAATCTTTGAGGGAACGAAAGCTACCCAACGCAGGATTAGCCGCTGCCCATGCCTCTCTGTCACTCACGTCGGCCTCTTTCGGCGCTTGGTAGACATGGGAAACAATATGGGGATCGCCGGAGCGCTCAGCATCATCAAGCCAGATACTGAGCAAATCATTATCGTTTGCCGCCTGAGTACTGATCGCTATCAGTAACGGCGACTCATGCGCCCCTTGTGCGGTAATGATGGCGTCGATAAAGTCACTCTGTGGACCGACAACCTGCCCCACCTCATCGAGGATTGCCAGCACGGGAGATAAACCGTGGGTCGTTTTACCTTCGGCGGCCAGCGCCTTGAACTCAACGTTCATCGGTAGGCCAATCAGCTTTTTACCACTGGGGATGATGTGAACAATGCCCTGCAGATCAGGATTGAGATTTATCATCTTCACCGCGAGGCTAAATACGATCCCCGCTTGCTCACGGCTCATCGCGCCGCTCACTATCTGCGTGTTTTGTTTTGCCTCGGGGCCCACTAAATGAGCCAGCAAAATCCCAGCAATTAAACCGGTCTTACCGTTTTTACGCGCAATACTCAGATAGGCTTTATCGGTACCGACGGGATTGTCGTACATCGCCAAGAGAAATAGCTTCTGAAACTCGTCCAGTCTCATCGGCTGCCCGATAAGCTTTCCCTCTGGCACGATGCAGTAGCGCTCAATGAACGCGATAACCTTTTCTCCTCGCGTCATCTGTTACCTATCCTTGTTTTGGGAAAGCAATCAGATTGTCATCCTCTCCCGAGTTTTGATTAACAGCACTGCGTGCGTTGCGATCGTTCTCATTGCGCTTTTTCTGATCGCGGCTCTCGCCGTTAGTCGCATGGGAATGAATTTGCAGGTCGCGGCGCTGAGCAAGAATGGTTCTCTGCAACTCGACTATCTGTTTACGTAAATCTTTAATCAGTTGTTCATTACGATCTTCACCACGTTTACGCTCTTCTTTGCGCAAATCACGCCGTAAAACGGTGATATAGAGCTGATTATTTGCCAGTTCAGCCGCAGCTAATAAGTCGGCTGGCGTCCAACTGTCTAATGCTTTCGATCTGATATTGTCATGCCAGAAAGGTTCGGCTTTTTTCTCCAGACCCGCATGCGCCGGAGGTTGAATGGTATCCTCTGTAGCATTTTTCATGGCCTGAATTGCCGCCGACGAACTGTCGGAGCGGATCCGTTTGTCTGCCATTTTTTTGCACCTAAAAAACCTGAAAAAATCGGGTTAGCGTTAAATTGAAACTTCGGTGGCGGTCATTTAGGGCGAGAGCGGTAGAGATTTACCCCTCCCCCCTTGCCCTTGATGCGAATAAATATCATTTGAATTGATATGATTTCATGATGAAACTACATCACCACCTAGGTGATAACTGTTCTCAATCACGCCAATGAGAATTGGGATCGAGTGGATAGCCATTGACATCACATCCAATGGCAACGCCGTGCTTCTCCATCCTCTGCTTTGTGGAGTCATGGTGTTGTTTGCAGAGTGGCTGCCAGTTCCTTTTATCCCAGAACAACAGCTGGGCTTTCGCAATCGCCGCCTGATTGCCTGACTTAATCGCATCCTTCAGCTTGTGCGGTTCGATGTGATCCACAACTGTTGCGGCTATCGTTCTGCCTTGTTCAGCACACATACGGCATAACGGATTAGACCGAAGAAAGGAAAGGCGAGCTTTATCCCATCGACTGCCATATATACGAGGTTCTTTACTCATAGCGCCAATCTCCATGCTTTCCTGCGTTCAGTCCTGGGCATTCCGTCTTGCGGCACCTCAACTGGCTGCCCGTCTGCATGGTCAACGAGTGAGTAGCACGGGTAGACCACCGAACCGCCATAGGCATCACCTACTGCATAGTCTGCTGCCTTGCTGCTATCCCATCTTGCCAGCACGCGTGGCAGATGTTGCAGAGGGACGCTGTAGCACACACCATGAATCAATCGAGGCATAGTGATTAAGTCAGCACGGCTCTTATCTGCAATGATCAGCCTCTCTGCTATTTGCATCTGATACTGTGGTGGCCTGCCGGTGCCCAGATAAAAGCTAACGAGGTTATCAGGGAAGCAAGCCAACCACTCAGCAACTGCCACATGGAAATCAGGCATCGGTAATGCATCGTCTTCAAGCACGACCACCCGACAAGATTGCTCTGCGGCCCACTCAAGCGCACGGCGATGATTCCAGTTCGCGCCGTGGTCACCACTATCAATTAGCAGAACGGCGCCCAGTGACTCAGCCAAACAGAGTGCCTGCTTGTAGCGTGAGTGGTGCCCAACCACTACAAACTTAATCTCTTCAGCCACCGTAAATTCTCCAATAAAAAAGCCGCGCAATGGCGGCGAATGTTTAAGCATCAGAGTGTTACTGTGCCTTACCCCTTGTTACTATGTGTGTTCAGCCCGTCTATGCCCTAACACAGACGTTCATAATAATGAGGGATGGCTGATTACCTCAGTTAAGGAAATACCGATGGATCAACAAACAGCAGCGCTAATACAGAAAATTACTCTACTCGAACAGAAGATGGCGAAACAAGGTGCGGCAACAAACTTTGTGATTACACATATCATCGACCTTCTCGACGAGCAATCTGGCGATGAAAAGTTTTCTTCCAAGCTCAAGGGCTCTCTTTCAGAATCACTTAATAAACTTAATCACGGAGTATCAGTACAGATTAAGTCAGCTATTAATGATCTACTAGCGCCGGCCTTCAGGGAGCAGTTCAAACCTGAACCTGAGAAGTTTATTAAGTAGTTATAAGCGGCCATTAGGCCGCTTTATTGATATCGCAGTTAACAGAACTAATAATATCCGCAGCTTTTCTCATAGCTTCTTTTTCATAATATTCAATAGTTCCATCTTCATATCGCGGAATTAAGACTTCAACACGAAAGACGTCTAATGATGGTAAACCTCTTGCATTAACGCTCACTGTGGCATTAATACCATCACCATTAGCTGTAAGGCATGAAACTCTTAACTCGTAGTTTTGAGACATTGTTAACTCCTATTAAATTTATTTATGACGCCACCAGGCGCTCTCCTTACCAAAACCATCCGTCTTAAATACTGTATGCACGCGTGGGCCGGTAACCACACGATCGCCAAACGACTTAGCGACAATACCGAACGCGCCCATATCAACGGATGTAGGCGGTGCTTTCTCAATACTCCAGAACCGTTGGCTTTCAATGCGGTAATACAGACGAATGATGCGATGTGCAAACTCCATCACATCTTCACGGCATCCGCCAAGCAGCCCAGCGTTGAGCAGTACCTCAGCCTTATGCCTATCGAAGAATGAATGGTAAGTCTGCCCATGGTGATTCTTCTTCATCCACGGATCCGAATATGTTGTAGCCTCGGAACCAACGTAAATCTTACCGGGCTCCATCTCATCCCATGGCTCACTTAACATCTCGACATCGGTACCGTCAGTACACCAGACAAGATGGTACTCAGGGTGAGCTCTCAGGTGTTGATAGATATGCAACCAGCGCGCAAAGTATGGACTCATGCGCAGAACTGGAATCTCGAATAGACCGGCGCCAGTTGGAGATTCTTTCAACTCATCAGCCAGAACAACCGGCAGTGCGCCGGATATAGAATCTGCCCATGCCTGTAACAGTTGCGGATCCGCTTTCATGCTGACAACGCGCTGAGGGTCTGGTTGGCTCGTCAGTAACGTGGTGATAACTACGTTCGGATTCCGGGAATATGATGCAAAACCGGTGTATCCGGTATCACGGCGGCCGTTATAAATGCCGACGTTGCGTTTCACCAACGCCTCACGCTCAGGCCGAGAGACTGAACGATTTACCTGTTCATGCTCATCGAGCGAATAAATAAGCTTTTCCGAGCCGACTACATCAGCAAAGGCCCACGTGGTTAATCCAGCGTTATGAATGCGCAACGCCAAATCAGGGTGCTCGTACATACCACTGCCATAGATAGGGTCGAAACCGCCAACCTTCTCGATGGCGCTGCAATGGTAATACAGCATCACGCCGCGCTGACCGGTATAAGCAACGTGCTTATTGTCGCGATACAGCTCGGCCATATCGTTCAATTTCTTCGGCCCTGCCAAATCTTTAAACTGATAAGCCAGATGAGGCTCAGGTGATTCGATATAAGGGATATGCCAGTTATCAGCAATGGGCCATGCATCATCGTCCCATAAAAATAGATGTTCACACCCGGCATCCATCAGCACTTCAAGGCTTCGATTCTTTGATGCCACAATACCGAGGGATTTTTCGTGCCGTATAAGTTTTACACCATCAGGAGCTACGGTTGCAGATGCTGATCCATCATCGATAACCACCACCAGCGCACCAGACGGTAGATATTTTTGGTGTTGCTCTATGGAGCGAGAAAGAACATCAGCACGGTTATGGGTAGTGATCGCAATACCGATGCGTGCCGATGAATTATTAGCGGGTTCATAGGGAACGCCATCGATAGTGACCCGCATGATTTAACCCTTAATGGCGCGACAGATCATCCCACCAGCACGACACTCAATTTCAATAGCTTCGCGAAGAGCATCCTGATTAGCGGTGGCGTTTTTGATGATTTCTCTAACTTCAGTAACGGTAATTTTATCTCGAGAGATGGTAGCTGGTTTGATAAATATTTTGCCGTTAATGAGCTCAAAGGCTGCGCTGTTTTTTATTAGATTGTTAATTTCATCCAGCTTTTTCTCGAGCTCACTGGTGTCAGCTTCAACCTTAATGCTCAACGTTTGGATTGGCTTGGTTTCAGTGGCTCTCTTATTAGTGTGAATCGGAGATGATTCCGGTGAATTACTCCCAACCACTCCCATACTCATTGAGCAATAACCGCCACTCGGCGCAGTATTCTCGAAGCTCGCAACCCCTGAAACAGACAGCTGCAGCGGGAAATATTCAGGAATGCCGTTTACTGTAGTTCTCGATCCCCATGCATCATACTGGGCTGTTCCGGCCGGATTGGTAACTTCAAATCCGTCACCATTCACCGTGATACTCATTCTTGCCATCACGTCCCGCAGTATTAAATGTTTCATTTAGAATAATCCTCTATATGTGAAAGTATCGCCCCGCCTGATTCAGAGACAACCCGCATTCAAAACAGTGTGTTTATCCTGTAATAACGAATGGCCAAACTGATAAACCAGCAGAAAATAAAAAGGCCACCAGCGGTGACCTCAAGTATTTCGGTGTTCTTTTGGCATTATCACAGGCACTAATTGAATGCCTGCTGTAATGCCTACTGCCCGCTTACTTTGTCATAGACGCGTTCACAGGTTTTTCCGGCGCTATAAGCACGGTCAGCCTCTTTTGCATACTCTCCTGCTGCTTCGTTAGATTCGCTGAGCAACTGGGTAAGCAATATGATGGCTTGGGACTTTGACGCGCTTGAGCTGGCAGCGCTGGAAAGCTTGCCGGTTTCACTGTCTGCGAATTGTTGCCTGAGCTGTGCGAGCTGTTGCTGCAACCTGTCAGCAGAACGCTTAGCATTAATAGCATCAGCTTTAAGCTGTTCGTTGTCTTTCTCTGCATCTTTAACCGCCTGATTTGCTGCCTGTTGCCTGCGTTGCTCTTCCGCTCGTTCACCAACTTGCCGCTTGGCTAGAGCATCAGAATCTGCTTTATTACGCTGCGCCCATTTCAACTGCCAAGATTTATCGGCATCACGGTAGCCAGTGTAATGACCCACCCATAAGGACAAATTCGCAAGCACCACCACCATTGCTATCATTCGCCAATTGATACTCATACCATAAGCGCCGCCCGCGCCTTGTTGTAGCGTACCTTGCGATCATCGATACCGTTCAGACCACCGTTGATAATCTGCGTCACTCGATAAACGTCAGCACCGTATGCCATGCAGCCTTTTGATGTGTAGAACCACGCCGCCGAACGTGCAGCTTGTAGCTCTAGCTCGAGCAATTCTGGCTTAGTCACCAAATCAAGCTTTAGCGCTGCGCCACATGCGCGATAGTTATCAAGTCCGGTAATCTGGATAAGGCCGCGGCCTCGATACTTCCAACCATCGCCGGAGGCTTTATTACCTAAGCGACTGGCATAAACCAGATTAGCGATGGCATCTTGTCGCGCTGGTTGCTGCGTCGTTCTGCCAAGGGCATTGGCCTGCTGCTGAGTAATACGCTTACCAAATACAGTAACCAAAGCACCCGGTGTGTAATTCAGTGATTCAACAACCTGCCGAAACCCACCAGACTCATGACCCACCTGAGCAATAAACATCGCCTGATCGGTTGCCGCTGTGATACCAAATTCTTTCATTGCTGCATCGATGTGCGGAAACCAGCGCGCAGCTAATCCGGCGCTAATATCAGCCGCCTTTTGAAACTGTTCGAGATCCATGGAATTACCTTACTGTTGAGGAGGGACGCCAGTCTTACTGCCGACAACACGACGTAGAACCGAGCTGAAATAATCAATACCCAAGAAGCCAATAAAGACACTGCCGATATATGCCCACTCTTGATCCCAACTCATTAGCGTAAGCAGGTCTTTAATAAAGAATGCCACCAGTGCGCACATAGCGGCATCCAGAATCCGTCGCCACATCGGAGACTCTCCGTTATATATCCCCCGCAGAATAGCCATTAGACCCGCAATGAATGCGTAACTTCCCTCGCTGCGGTGCTCTGCAATCCATGTCATTAACATGGCCCAGAGCTCGGGGCTTTTGTGCATTTTCATGTTCTCCCCCCATCCACCAGCGCGGTAGGGTTAATTAGTGGAATAGCACCCAGCCGTAACCACTCTCTGCTAGAAAGTGTTTAATGTGTGGATGGTTGTTGGCTGGGCGCTACATATGAAAAAGGCCACCAGAAGGTGGCCTATAAATATAGTTATAGAATTCAGTGAGAATGCTTAGCTCATTATATTATCGATTTTGAGCTAATGATTTTTCACCTGTAATCTCATACAGCTAAGTACTTAATTACTAGATTTGGAGATAAATTATTATATCCTATATGCGAAGTGTTTTACTGGATTAACAAAGGAATCTAAAGGTGAACATATGAGAGTCTTCATGAGCGAATGGCTTATAGGGCTGCAAGCCTCTGCTGCGTCATTAATCTTAATATTGCTATTGTTCTATATTGTGGCTGCCTGAAATAAAACATCAACACAATCGGCTGAGCCATCTCCACTGGTTGAAAGACGCGCACCTGTATTCGGTGCTATATGAAGATGGCTCATGCAGTTGTGCAGCACACCAAACGCTCTGGGTTATCCCTTCTTCGCTGAGTGATGTGCTGATTGCCGTGATGGCTCTTCCCAAACACTTTTCTTACAAACTGATCAGGCACCACGACCCATTGAACGTACCTAATTTATTACAGTGACACAATCATTAACGAAACTTTCGGAATAATCTTTTTAATGGACATTACCAAAAGTAAAGTAGCTCGGCAGTAATAACCTTAGTTAGAAAAATTTGAGGATAGTCATTTGCTAGCAGGCTTTATTTTCAACAAATAATTAATTAGCCTGATAAGTAATGACTTATGGTTATTCATGTTTTTTTGATTTTGGCATTTATACCGCTTAGTTTTAATTTCCAATAAAAAAGATTTAGCTTTAGAAACCCAACCTACTTAATGTCAAATTATCAAAATAAATTAGCTAAGACTCTTCTTACATCAATAAACTTAAGACATAAATAATACCTTTAAAAAAGTTCAACTTTTCAGTTACTTATCATAATACATTAGATTTATTTATAAAATAACGAAAGAGAGTATATCAAAAGCAAAAATAAATAGATCTAAATCAATAAGTTGCTATTCATCCTAGGTTATCAATTACTACCTGTGTTTGATTATACATTAGCATAGATTTTCCCTGATGTTGGCCCATGGCCCCTCTCATCTGAACTTACGGGGATGAGAGGTTTCTTTTTTATTACGTATGGAGTTCCATCGAATGAAAAGTAGTCGATTATTTCTTGTAGCCAACAGCTATGTAAAAGTGGTTTGTTCAGAGCCGGCTAAAATCCTATTGATCAATGAAAAACATTACGACAGATTTTGCCGAGACAGTTGGGCCGACTACCATGGAGGTTTTTTTTGCAACTTCCCAGCTATTGTTGAAGTTCCATACGATGGGATCTGGAATATCGTGATTGATACTCATAGTCATGGAGATACTGAGTCTTCAGTGAGCATAACTATCTTGCCTAATCATGAGTTATTAGAGCAACAAGACGTGATCAAATAGTAATGAAAGTCTATTTACAGGCAATTTTCAAAGTAGGAGTTCAACATCTATCGCAAA